TCCAACCATATTCTTGATATACATTAGCATTAGCGCCTAATTCTTTTAGAAATAATATTTGACTTCTCGGTACTAAATATTTTTGTTTTTTTCTACTTATCATATATTGAATAAATAGACTTACGTTGTTTTCAACAATAGTCCAAGCATTATACCATTCAATAATAAGTTCAAGTTGTTCATGTGTTTTCTTTAAATCATCATATCGTCCACACCATGTAGCAACAATCATATCATGTTCAATATATGTTTCTGTCTCTTCACCATTAATTTTTGTAACCTCTGTTGGATTACGATAAACTATAATTGAACAAAGAGATTCAGATGTAGTTGTTTTACCTTCTGAAACAGGGTCAATAGATGCATAATAAGTTCCAAAATCTGTATTGCTTCTTGGTCTTTCATATACAACTAAGCAACCTGTTTTATCTTCTGTTTTTTTAGATATTGGAAATTCTAGTATTGGTAATTTATTTGTCTCTTTTACAGCAGGATAACCTTCTGCATTTCTATATATCTCAAGATGTTCATATGGATATACTTTATCTTCTATTCTTCGAAGTTGAGCTCCAACTAATTCTAGTGGAAAAACTGATTCTTTTCTAAATGCAAATGCTTCCTCAATATTTCTTGGATGCTGTGAAATTTCAAGTTGATAAGCTTGAGGAGACATCTTTCTTTTACATTCTATAAAGTATTCATCTAATGCAACTAAAGCTTCTTCTACTAATGAATTTCCATATTCATCAATGTATGGGGGCATAGACCATTGTTCCGGAATAAATAATCCACTAAAACCAATAGTATTATGTTTATCAATTAAGTTTGATTTAACTGGATAAATATCATGAGCATCAGGATCAAGTATCATATCCTTTAATGGTTCACATTGATCCAAATCACCCACAGAACCAGCGGCAATAAACATACCTGTAGTTATCATACCTGATTTAAGTGCAGGTTTTATATAACCAAATGTTTCATCCATCTTAGGAGCAATACCTGCTTCTTCATGAAAGAAGTATTTACAAGGTCCACCTACGCCACTTGTAGGATCTTTTTCAAAAGACATACCTTGTATTACACCCTTAAGACCAATTTCTGATTTACGCTTTTTATTTCCTACATGAGTTTCTGTTTCAATTTTTTGTTGCCAGAATAAAGCCTTATGTGGATTCATTGGTCTATACCATGCAGTATGTTTATTTAAAAAGGTTTCATATTCATTTAAAAACTTCCATGTTCCCTTTTCATTTATATAATCTTTTAGGCTAGCTCCCATTTTAAGAGTAACCCCTTCTTCAAACCATAACTGATTAATTAATTTACCAGCATGTAAATATGATGATGCAATCTGTCGTTTTTTAAGAATCGCTGCATGTTTATAACTAAGTTCTGCAATAACCTCATATAATGCCATATGGTATTGAGCATCACGTACATCCGCAAAACCAAACTTCTGTATCTCTTTATTAAAGATTGGTAGAAAGTTAAGCCACATATAGTAATCTCTAGTGATATACCAATGCTTGTCATCAGATATAAAGATTACTCCCTTACGACATTTTTCTTTTTCATTATCCCAATACTTTCTAAAGTCTTTAGTTCCTTCTGGGAATGAACAGTAGAATCCACTTTTATTAAAGTTTTGTGCTTGCTCATTAAATAGTTTCGACATTTCATCAAAACCATATTCACCGGGTTCTTTAAAAATAGATACTAAATAGTCTCTAAAAGATTCTCGTGTTTCAAATTCAGTATATGACCACTCACCATTATATGTAGGAACTGATATAAATGACATATTAATATTCATTTAATAGTTTAAATATTTCCTCAAGAGCTTCATGTCTGTGATTCTCTTTAAGAATAATCTTGCTTACATACTGTGAATTCTCAATCTTAAATATGTCATGAACAGCAGAAAAGTCTCTTGGTCTAAGGTCTATTTGTTGACTATCTCCAGTAAAGATAATTTTAGAGTCTTTACCTAGACGACCTAGACACATCTGTAATTGTGATTTAGTAAGATTCTGAAATTCATCTACTATACACACAGCATTATCAAAAGTCCTACCACGAAAATGACTTAATGAAACTAATTCAATATCATGACTTTGTTCCATCTTTTCTAATATTTCAGGTTTAGCATATACCTTTTGCATATTAGATCTAATAGGAACTAACCAAGGTTCCATCTTCTCTGATAGAGAGCCTGGTAAAAAACCATTTTCTTCAGTAGAAATAGTAGGTCTTGTTATAATAATTTTGTTAATCAGTCTTTTAAAAAACATGTCTAAAGCAATTTGAACAGCAACCAAAGTCTTTCCTGTTCCTGCTTGACCAATTAAAAAGTTAATTGGAGTTTCTAAAATTTTAGATTTTGCAGCTTTCTGTTCCTCTGTAAGAGATAAAGAAAACTTAACATCTCCTTTAGGAGCATTTTTTTCAATGTTTGTTTTAGACATAATATTACATTTGATCGTATGCAAGACCTTGTCCACCGCGGACATGGCTCTTTTGTTCATCTTGTAAATCTTTATATGCACCTTTAAATGATTGTCTTATTGCATCAAAATCTTTAGCCATAGCTCGTATTTGATTAATGTTACCATCCTTACCATCTGTAATAGCAGTGTTTGACATATATCGTCCAATACGATCTAATGCTTTTTTAATACCCTCGTATGCTCTACTTGTAGGAGTTTCATACATTTTCTTACAGAAGTTTAATGCTTCAATAATTAAATCATCTTCTACATTAAAGTTTGCATCTAATTCATAGAGAATTATTTCTTCTTTTTCATCTTCTAGAGTATGAAAGAATGGATTTAAATCTGGATTAGGACACGTCATATAAAAGATATACTGAAAGATTTTTAAATAATCTTCAGGATAGTTATCCATAATATTTTTAAGTGTCTGTAAAGTATAACAATGTTCCATTGGAATCACTTTACCATTCTGAATATCAAATAACTTTATTATCATACATTATCTTTTTTTTCTCCAGCACCATAAAAATAATATGGACTGTTACCATATGTCCTATCAATTCTTTCCGATGAAAGAGGATCTTTAAAAATTTGAATTTTTGGAGGACTATCCTTATTATAAGGTACGATAAAATCTGGATTATGCCATCTTAATAAATTATTTGGTTGGGCACAGAAGTTACCATCACTTAACATTATAAAGTGATAACACTTACTATCTTGATCATTGGAGTATCCAACATTTAATTCATTTAGATCTCCTTCGTAATCATCTATAGTAGTTATATAGTAACCGGATCTCCATACACGATCTCTACAAAAAACATCTACCATCTTATTTTGTAAGAAAGCAAATGTTGTAACTGCAATATTATTACTTTGACAATCCCACGATTGTAATAAAGACAATCTAACTTCTTCATCATTATCTAACTTATCATAATTTTCATGATGAACAAATGCAGATATTGGCATATTCCAAAATATAGCTCCAAAATTAGATTGAAAATGAAAGTGTAATGGTCTATTAATCATAGACTTAACTCCAAAAATATATCCTGGTGTTACACCCCAAGTATCTAATATAAATTCATTTCTTATATAACATTCTATATAAGGAAAGTTTGCATTAAGTTGTGCCATAATCTTTAAGGTATTGAATAATATCTATTACTTCTTTTTTAAGATATGGTAAATCATATCTTTTAATCTCCTCTACAATTGGATCATTATTAGCGTCATATTTTAAAATTCTGCTACCGTATTCATCAACTTCACCAGCAAATTTGATATGATCAACAATAAGCTTACCTGGTTTAAGTCTAGGATTATGTTTTATAATGATATACATATATATACTCAACTGAAGATTATAATGATTTAAATTACAATCGTCAAGATGTGCTACAGGCCCAATCATTTTTTGACTTATACCTTCCCAATTTACGTACGATGATTCTTTTATTTCTTTATTGGTTTTATAGTCATATACGTTTACAACGCCGTTAACTACTTCAACTCTATCTGCTTGACCACATATACCTGCTGATTTTAAATAAACTAAATGTTCAGGATAAATACCATCAGCAAGCTTTTGATCTGGAGCATATTTAATACCATCAACTTCATTTACTTGAAATACTGGTAATGGTAAACCTTCTCTTGTAATACTATTTAGATTTAAGATATCACGTTCTCTTTGATCATGATACCATCTACCAAGCTTTACAGATTTTTCATTTTCTTGTGTCCATCTTAGTTTTATTTCTTCTGGTGCCATGTTATACCACTTGGACTTTTTATTTTTAGATGCTTTCTCAGCTGCATTATCTGCATCAAATTTTTCTTTAAGCATTGATATACAACCAGTTACACTTACCCAATTAATTTTTTCATCAGGATTACTGCTTATATATTTATGTTCTTTTGGTTCAAATATTACTGACATCACCATTTGTTTTTAGGACATGAATATTCGGGAGATCTTGTTGCCGCTGCGAGACTACATCCACAATCTGAACAACATGGTTCAGTTTTAGGAACTGCACAATGCTTTCCAGTAAAATCAATGAATGGACAATTTGCACATATACGCATTCTTTCAGCAGCAATCTTTTCTATTTCAGGATTTGGAAACCATCGATACCACCATCCTTGTAATATTTGTTTTACTTTATTTAACACGTTCATTTTTTATTTGGTTTTTTCTAAGTGTTTCTAGATCAATGACTTGTTGAATATTTTTTAGCTTTAAAAGTTTTTCTTGAGCTTCTTGATATCTTGGAAAACTTTGAAAATTTGTTCTATCAAGTTTAGCTATATAGTAAATCTGCTTTTCAATAAAGATATTTAATGGCTTTTGTCTTATATAAAAGTCTCCAAGAGATTCAATATAAACTCTATGAAAATCTAAAGAGCTTAATTTTTTTCTTACTGTTGACCAATAAAAGTCAATTACTGCATCAATTATATCTTTATCATATGATAACCTTTCAGCTATTATATTCTTAATATCACGCGACTTTTTCATTGGCTACGTAAACAAGTTTGTGAACTAAAAGGATGTTGCCATCTGTTTGAACATTTATCTCATTTGATATTTTAATTTTCTTTTTGTTTTTACCGTCTTTTGAAATAAGCTTCTTTTTCTCTGCTTTAGCTAATGCATTACGAACAGTTTGAACGCTTTTAAATATCTTTTGTTCTGCAGCTAATTCACAGAATTCTGGTAATTCTTTTTCACCAGATAAAGCTAACAGTGTCAAACAATTAAGATCTGTTTGTGATAATGAAATATCTTTTAAATAACAGTGCGTAGCAATCTGATACTTAACAATATTCCATAAGTCCATTTTAACTATTTTGTTCACTTGATTCACTAGTGCCATTGTCTTCGTTATTTGAGTTATACATCATTTGAGCCATCTTTACTTGAGCGTATACTTTACGCGTTTGTAATTCCTGGATTTCAGTTTGTAATTCCTCATATTCTTTTCGCATTTTTAATATGGGAATTTGATTTGAGTAAAAATCAATGAGTTCTTGACGCTTTGCTTCCAGTTCTTCTGGAGATAATTGTTGGTTTTCAGACATGTTTGAATTTTTTAAGTTTAAACAAATATATTATATATGATTTAAACTTCCAAAGTTTTCTTATAAATAATAAAGCCTGCATATAGCAGGCCTCATTATTGTTACAAGTTATATTTGGTTAAAGCGCTATTAAAGCGATTACTAAAGTAATAAATATTCCTTCACCAATTGCAATACCTCTCCAAGTTCTTTTCTTTTCTTGTTCAGATATAAGCTGATTTTCTTTTTCTATGATTAATTTTTGTTGATCTGATAGCTTATTTATACAATCCTTTTCTAGCATTATACATTCTTGTTCAAGACCATCAAATTTATTACTAAGGCTAAAGTAGTTATTTTGTAATTCTTCTACATATAATGCGCAATCATATGCTTGAAGAAACATACTATCTAAGTTTTCTTGATATACTAACTTCCATTTAAAGGTTTCAAGTACCTTTTCTTCTTGTTGTTTGTTCAAGAAGATCCCAGTATCTCTGCGGAAGACTATCCTTTGAGGTGAGAAGTATTGACCAAATACTGTCACGCTCAACATTACGGAGGTTAGGAATATTATTAATTTCATTTTGTTTATTATTATTAGAGTTAGTTATATTGTTTATCCTATCATTAGTCTCATATTCATAGTCTAATTGCAATTTATCCATCGCATTAACTAGACTATCTTTTTCCTTAATTAATTTTTCAATTTCTGATGTATCTAATGTAGTATTTAATACATCAGTTTGTGGTTTAAGTTCTTTTAATACACTTATTAGGTATATAAAAGCAATCATTACTACAACATACAGGGCAATTTTATCCCAATTTATTTTGTGTTCCATCGTGTAATATGTAAGTTTGAATTTAAGGGTCTTATTTTTTCGTATACACCATCTCCTTCTCTACCAGAATCAGAATCAGTATTTCCTTCTATTGTTACAACTGCATTTCCTCTATGTTGTTTAACAATAAATGCATGACCTATACCTTTATATCTACTTTTATTTCCTTTAAATTTATTATAAGATAAGGTTCCTGCATCTCCTGGTTCAATAGGTTTATAAAGTTTACCGTTTGTATAAACAATATTCTTTTTATTGTACGCACTTGGGCTCCAACCGGTTATAGTATTTTCTATTTCTGCTATACTATAAATAAGTTTTAATATATATGCACACCAGGGAGCACCTTTATACCATCCTACATTCTTCATCATCATCTCAAAAGTGGGATGATTAAAACCTGAATTGCTACCTTTCTCTTTAATACCTACAAAACTATCTGCTATTTCAACTGCAAATTCAGCTTTTAGTTCATATGTTATATTATCGGAACTATATATCTGAATACGAGGATAAGTGCAAATAGGTATAAGAAAAATACAAATGGAAAGTATAATAGTTTTAACCATACTGGTGCGTTATTAAAATCATTTCTTATTGAAGAATCCTTAGAATAGAAGTATTTAAATATTCCTTTAAAGTTGAAATATGTTCCTGTAAGTATTACACCATTAAATAAAATCATAATTAATGATGCTAGAATAGCTCGATGAAACCATTCTGTTGAATACATTGGATCTCCAAAAATATTTTCTTGAATCCAACCATATCCATAAAATGCAATAAAGGCTAGTGGAACACTCCATATAAAGTCCCACATTTTAAAGAAACGGAGTATGGGTTTCATGATACCTTTTTCTTACGACCTTTTCTTTTGGCTCCTTTTGCAGCCTCACCAAGATCGTCTATTCCATCAATTGCTTTACAAAATGCTTTTACAACGTCATCAGCTTCTTGCTTAACTCTCTTGGTTCTGTGTTTAATAACCTCAACAGTCTCTTCAATTTTTTCACTAACCTCTTCTATTTTTTCTTCAACAGTATCAGGTATAAAGTTTTTGTTTTTATCCTTTATAACTTCTTTATGAAGAAATACTAGTATAATTATTAGGGTTAGTAGTATACCGATTAAAAATATTAATGATACCATATTATTTATCTATTTGTTTTCTAGCTAGTAGAAGTTTAATTTCATTTAAATCATCGTGTAATTTCTTAAGCATTGTAGTTACTTCACTACTACTTTGTTCTAACACAAAGATTCTTGATTTCATTTTAGTTATTTCCATTATCATCTTAACATATGTTCCAATCAAAGCTGCGGAAATAGTTATAATCTGATATATAAAAGTAGTATCCTGCATTATTACCTATATTTAAATAATAAAACAATGGAAACTATGTTAGCAGTTGCTGAACCTCCAGCACTATTTATTAATTGCCAGTTAACAAGTGAATCGGCATCAACATTGACACTACCTGTTGCACTATAAACTCCTGCAACTGAACTTGGGTTAATTGTTAAGAGTAATGCTGTATTAGCAGCATCATCTCTTAATCTAACAGTAAGTGTTTGTGTTGCGGGCATAGAGTTAGCAATATAAACTTTGATGCCCGTTGCAGTAATGTTATACGGCAAAACATTATATACGTTTACTTCACTGGCAGCAAATCCAGTTGCTGATGCAATATCTCCAACTAATGGAGCGAACACTGTAGTATTATTTGCAACGTTAAGACCTCTTGTACCAAGCATTAAAAAGTCTTGGTTAAATATTCCTGGAATATCATCACTTACCAATGCTCTAAAAGAAGGAGTAGCAGCAGCACCAGTAGTTGGACCTGCAAATACTCTATTAGCACTTTGAGTTTTATAAGTTCCAGTTAATGTTCCACTACCAGTAACAGGACTATTTGTAATTGTCCAATCAGCACTTGGTAAAGATAAACCAACAGATGTAGCATAAGGTAAAGCAGGAATATCTGCTGCAACCAATTGTCTAAATGTTGGAACACCAGCTATACCATCAGGTGAAGCATAAACTAAATTCTGATTTTGACTTGCTTTTGTTACTGTAAGTGTTCCATTTGTTATTATAGGACTATTAGCTACAGAAAATTCAGAAGGCATAGATAAGCCAACAGATGTGACACCACCTAAACCTCCGCTCGTTGCATTAGCAATTGCCTCTAATAATTTTAGACTTCTACGTTCAAAATCATAATTTGAACCTTTATTCCCTTCATTGGGATTACCGTTACCTAAACTCATATACTAAAAATTAAGGAGTTAAATTATCTAATATCCTTTGTAAAAGTCTAAGGAAAGTTAGCTGATACCTAAAGTTGGATCGCTTACTACCATTTTTATAGTTATTATTACCTAACCCCATATTACATACAATTTATATATATAATATACAAATTATACATAGACTTTAAAAGAAATATAAAAAAATCCTAGGCCTATTTCAAATTCTTGAAATTCGTCACCTTCAAGATCTTCGCCAGGAACATATGCTAAACCAATCGTCCAATTAGTTAAAGTATTAAATCCTATTTCAATTACCATAATAGTAAAGTTAAAGGGGGCATCAGCCCCCTTGTCAGTTTCGATACGATATCAACACGGATTGTTCATTTATAAGAAAATAAAAATCATCTTCATGTTGAATGACTTCGGCGTTTTGTAAAGCAGCGCTACCAATATAAACGCGGTCGCCCACCCTAACTTTAGTCACCTCATCCCCAATATGAGTAACCTCTAACTTACTCCATCTTTTCATCATCTCTTTTTCCATTTCTGCTTTAGATTCATCAGTAAGCTGAATAGTAGATTCTGGTGCTTTTGGTTTTAAAACCATGATTCGATTTCCAAGTACTTGCATATGTTTTTTTTTCAAATATATGAAAGATCCTTAAATAAAAAAATAGTGTGGTAGAGAATGTGAGGGGTCGCTATAGAAAGAACCCCAGGCCTCGCGCCGCGCGGGGGCTACCCCCCCACACTTGCCCACGCAAAGCCCACCACGCTCGCTTGCGCACACCCCCCCCACTCACCATGGCGCAGACAAGCTTGCACTCTCCGGTGTGCACTCTCGTGCCTCGAGTGACACCTCCAAGTGCATCTTCGATGACAAGCTTTGCCACTGCGTGGCTCCTGTCTTTATATAAATATAAAGACCATGGAAAAAAAATGCAAGTGCTGCGGCACTGAACTCACGATTGGTAATCGTGAGTTCATGGTCCCCTGTTATGATGACGGGGGATCCGTTGACTCGTTCGATGTAATCATCGAACAAGTCACTCTATGTACCAATCGTTCTTGCGAGGGTTGGGGTATAGAGGTAATGGAGGTAATGGAGGAACCAAAGCAACCTCCATACACTCAACAAGATGATGATCTCCCATTTTAGGGAGATCATCACCCCTTTGGGGTTTCTTTTTTTCTTTATGGACAACGTACAACGCGTTGTTCGAGTTGTTTCTGAATCCACGTGGGAAGCGATTGTTATCGCCTCCAAGAACGTGGAAATTCAGAAAGCTCTAAATCAATGGAGACATAAGTATCACTTGCGTGATATCGTTGTCACTCCAATCGATTTAGAGAATTCTCACCTCCATTGTTGGAGAAGAGAGAAATGACTCGAACAAGTTCATGAGTAAGACTCGGAGGCATTGCCTTGGCAACAGAAACAATAGGGCTTCGCCCTTTTCTTTTTTTCTTTATGAGACAAACAAAAAACATTATGCTCGGCATTGTAGCAATGGCGAGCATAGCAACACTTATATACGTGTTGCCCGCATTGTGTTACGGTATAATAACCGTAAGTATTTCAAATTACTTTGGTGCCGTAAGCCATCCAGCTTACGCGATACCAATGATAATAATTGCACTAATCGGAATGATTGGTGCTGTGTGTTACCTACAAGAGAAAGCGGAGTAATCCGCTTTCTTTTTAAAAAGGTGGATGGGTTATTACCTAGTCCCCACCCACCCACCCGTACTCCAATGCGCTCCTCTTTTTTGACGAGCTTGTCACTTCGTGACTACTATCTTTCCTTATGATACGACATAAATTACCCTTTGGCTTCTCAACTCATGAGTTGGGAACCACCAACATTTACTGCGCAAAGTTGTGCATGAATGTAGCGACATTTTCATGGATGAACTTTGCAAATTTTAATTGCAAAATTTGGCAAGGGAAATCCGGGAAAATGACGATTGAATTTAGCACTACGAATCGGGAAGAAATTGACCAATTTCACAGTGCATTCAATCAGGGTTTAATTAACCAACAGGTTGAGGCAATTAACATTTGGGAGCAAACGAAAATGCGTCCCAAGACAAGTTGGTTGTTTAAGCCTGCTATGCAAAACAACGATGCTTGCATAGAGGACATTGACTGCTTGTAGAAAGGAGGGGCTTCGCCCCCTTCTTTTTTTATCTATGGACAACTTGAACTTTAAATTGGAAATGCTTGACAGGTGCTTTCCAATTAACATGTTAAACAACCTGTATTGTGAAATGTCCGACGCGTTTGGCGAACATGTTGGACACGAGTGCGTCATGCGCGTGCTCTCGAAACTAAACTAAAGGGGGCTTCGCCCCTTCTTTTTTTTCTTGAGTTAGGGGATAAAATGCAGGTGCAATGTTTCAATATGAACTTAAGTACATCCAAGGGGGAGTCCTTGCAATGTACATGCCCTGTTAATGTATCTTATAGATATGCCCTTCCACCGTAACCCCTGAACTTCATAGGGGGTTATTTTTCTTTGCACACTCACAAAGAAGGGGCTTCGCCTCTTTCTCTTTTTTTTTATGGACACACAAACTTATAAAGTCGCCGTTGCCAAGTTAGGCATTATAACGGTGCTTGCATGCTCCAAGTGGCATGCAATGGACAAAGTGTATTCCCAATTCCAAAGATTGGGACAGGATGTTAGCCGTACTCAAATCAAAATAGTACGGTAGTTGTTTCATCTATAAACACGGGGGAGAAATCCCCCGTGTTTTAGTTACACCAAACACCGGAGGAATTACCCAGTCCCTTTAAATACAAGTCTTCCTCTTTCTTGACTCGTGCTCGCTACGCTTCGCACTCCCTTGACGCTTCGCGTCTACTCTCTTTACTTATTGTTTAACCATTTAAAATCTTTATCATTATGGAATTAAAAGCAGAATTCCGCAACCCGTTCAAAAAGGACGGTGAAATTAGATTTGCCTACATTCTTAAAGGCAACCAAATTGCAATCGAGCAATATTTGCGCGATAAGCGTGACGAGGGTTATCCCGCTACTGATGATAGTGGAAACGAGATTCCATTGTATATCAGTAAAACCGTCATTCCTATTGGCGTTAGTGTTGTGCGTAACAAAGATGGCAAGTGGTGGCCTGACTTGTTCATATTGGAGGCGCTCAATAGCATGAAAGCGCAATTTCCAAACTTGAG